ATAGGTGAGTGGTAGCCCAGAGGCTTTAGCTTCGATAATCACCGTCTCGGGTTGCCAGTATTTATACTGTTGTAAGGCTCTTCTACGTAATTCAGGAAATTCATATCTTCCTTTAATCGCATCCAATAGAATGAGGTTTAAAGGACTATCCTGATCGGGGTAAAACATGCCCCAGGTCGTGATAGCGCTAAAGTCTGCTGATTCCTTCTTTAAAAAAGCAGTATCGTAGCTTTGAATGACATGTTGCAAAGGAGGAATATAATCATCCTTATAAGGACGCCACCATTCTCTTTTAATAAGCGCTCCTTCGTCCGACGTTGGAGACTGCATCCATTGCGCGTTCCATTTCTTAACGGGCAACGTTGCTTTAACTTTTTCTAACTCATCCGTGTTCCAGTATTCAGGCCACACGGGTCCGTGGTCCATGAGTGCTGGAAATTCGATCACGGACCATTGATCCCCTTTTACTTCTTTTTGATTTTTTAATAACATGGCGGTTAGGTCTTTGGTTGACCATCTTGTCATTACAAGTACGATACTTGCACCAGGTTGCAAACGTTGACGTGGACCTGAGGTGTACCATTCATAAGCATTCTCTAAAGCAGATTCTGACATCGCATCCTGTTCCGAATGCGGATCGTCAATAATTAATAAGTCAGCACCCCGTCCAGTGATCGCGCCACCGACTCCAGCAGCGAAGTATTCGCCGCCTTGTGCTGTTTCCCACCTCCCAGCGGCCTTGGAATCCTCTTGAAGTCTTGTATCAAAAATTTTGTGATATTCTTCAGAGTCGATTAAATGTTTAGCCTTACGACCAAACTTAATAGCCAGCTCACCAGTGTGGGTTGCTTGAATGATTTTTAATTTTGGATTACGGCCCACCATCCACGCGGGCAGCAAATAAGATGCAAATTCTGATTTTGTATGACGGGGTGGCATATTAATGATTAGTCGCTTTAACTCCCCCGTAGCTAATTTATTAAATTTTTGTGCAACAAGCCGATGATGGGACCCTTCTATAAATTCAGGCCAAACACACTTAACAAAAGATAAAAAGTCATTCTTAGCTTTGTTCTGTATCTTTTTTTCCGCATGCAGGACTTGAAGTTGTCTATAGGTCCTTCGGACATCCGCAGGTAATTTTGAAATATTTACAGTATTTAAGTCCATATGGTACCAAAATGTTTTTAACCCCCCTGCCTCTCTAAATCAAGCTCTAAAGTAAAAAGCAGTGGGACCCCTTTTTCTTTTAAGGGGGGTGGGTGGGCCCGTCGGCTTCAAGCATCTGGATTGGATTGGGTCCTACTTATGTTGGGGGTGGGAGGACCGAGCGCCGCGGAGCGGCGCTCGATATGCAACGAAGTATTTAACTTGTTGTTGGTGTTCTTAAGTTCTCATCTTCGTATTGTTGTTGTGTAATTGGTCTACGTTCGCCAAGTAATTCATTAACAAAGTAATATCGAGATGTACCCTCACTACGATGTCGCCAATCACATGACTTATACCAGGCACTATCAGCCGCAGTTCTCTTAGGCTCGTGTAGTCTGCCGAAATGATCAATCGCCATGTTGCCAAACTTTCTGAACCAATCATCTTGGCAACCTAACGAACAGAAATTGCCATTGTAATACATATGAGATCTCTTGCGAGTTTCATAATGCTTATCGCCTTTACTACCTCTTATTCTGTCTTTAGTTTAGCGCTCATTTCTTATCCTTATATTTAAGGTCAAATGTTGTGTTGACTTGATTAGCAACAAAGTTCATGCCTAAGAAAAAACCCATATATAAAAGTCTTTTGAAGCTTTCTCAAAGGGTATATGCATTTCCATATACTCAATTGCTTCTTCCTGTGTTTTGAAAGTACAAAACAATTTGTTTGTTTCTAGTTTTATATCAGCCATTAAGCTACCTCACATCTAGTTGGATTTGTGGCTTGTCTCCATTGATTGCCATTCTTATTTGGCTCAGCATTTAAATCCCAATAAAAGAAAACATCATTGCCATTCATAACTTGGTATTTGCCTTTTGTGTCTGTGTTTGGTTTTGTCCATGTTCCTTTACGAGTAATTATCTTGCTATACTTTTTAGCATAGTAAGTAATTAAGAATTCGTCATTATCTTGAACGAATTGTAGTATTTCATTTGTTTGCATATTGTCCTTTTGTTGATTGTTCATAATAGTGGGATAATGGACTATTATCCCACCATTGTCAAACACTATTTTGAGTGTTGTTCGTTGTATTTTTTTAAAGCCAAGAGTTTATCCTCTCTTGTCACTCTCTTGTTTTTAAGTGTAGCCAAATGATTTATTATATCAGCATTTGAAACTACAATTCCTTTAGATGTAGTTGCAAGAATATCGGTTTCATTTATTGTCAAACCCATTTTCTTACACATGTCGATTGATTGTTCAAGATAGACATGATCTCGCAAACCCGCTTTTATAACTTTCATTTGTTCTAAAATGGTTTCAATCCAAGTCGTATGACATTGGATAAGTTTGCTTTTTGCAATCTGCCAAGTCATAAGAATTGCAAACTCTTTTTGATCGCAACCGATTTGCCTATCTCGGCAATATTCTCTACCGATTAAATCAAGTTGATAATCATTATTCCACTCACGAGCATAACTCGTATGATTATCTCTACCACCACTCAAGCCGAGTTCTCTTGAATTGGCACTATCGATTTGTGTCCAATGAGGATTTGAGTGATTTTCTTCACCACTACCATCACCCCATTTTTGTTCAATGTTAATATCAGGATTACATTTTTCCCCTTTATTAACTTTACCTTTTAACTCATCACGAAAATAAGCATAAGCAAAATCATTTTGCCTAGAACTTTCTGAGCCATTTATATTTCCATCAAGTCGAAAATCAAAATGCTTTGTGATGTACTTATCGTCTTGCTCGTCGTGAGTACCACCCCATCTTTCTTGTTCATACTCATCTTCTTCGCCACCTTTTTGAGCCATATACCCAAAATGAAAACAACTATCTTTAGCAATAGTATTTACATTATCAAACTTATTTTGAAGATGATAAGCCATTCTAATATCTTCTGGGGTATAGCGTCGGCTTACTATTTCTTTAGCAAGTTTCCATGTTACATCTTGGAGAGGTTTTATTTTTTCCCTCTCTTGAAGAAATGCTTCACGTTCTTGTGTGTTCTCTTGTTCAAGGTATGGTCGAATAAAGACATCTAATATCTTTTTTCGATTTCCTTGATTGTTTCTTACTCTAGCCATTTATTATTCTCCTTTAAGTTAAAAATATATTTATAAGCTATTGACTTTTAAAAGTCAAGGGATTATATAGGAGGGTATGTTTTTAGAAAGTTTATGGTTTTATTTATTTTTAGGTATAGCTGGATTTATCTGGATATATTTAACTGAATAAAACATAGAGCCAATTGGCGCGTGGTGATAAATCAATTTATTGAATTTATGAAACGCGCCCTTGAGCCGAGATCCAATTGACTAGTCAGGAATAATCGCGCGTGATGTTAGTTGGATCTGGGGTCAAGCTAAAATGGTTAGCTAGCTCAATGCAACTGTAAATCTATACAGAACCTTTGCTTTTAGCTTGGCCAAACTTGAGCCTAGATCTGCCCTGGGGATGAATATTAGCCAGCGGATCTGGGGTCAAGTAAGCTAGGGGATATAAGTCGCAAGACTAAATTGGACTAGTAACTTGGCCAAGAAATTATGAAATATACAACTGTTAAAATATCTGAGATCCTCAAGCATCCAACAATGCGCCTGGATGCAAAATACTGGATTAAAAAAAAATTAAAAAAAGCTCCAAGCCACAAGCGGGCGGGTGGGCCCACGAGCTCCAAGCTGCAAGCTTGACACCTGAGCTGGGATAATGTAGGATAAGATTTTAACTTTAACAATGGAGGAATATGAAAGAAATATTATTTGAAGACCTGAAGAAGGGTGACCGTATCAAGCACAGCCATCTGGGCAGCAACCCGCTGGTGACTGGCATCATCAAGGAATCACCGCGCCAAGGCAGGGGCCTGAAGCAAACCATCCTGGTTGATGTGAAGGGCTCAGAAGTGGGCATGTTTGATGAGATCGGATCGATTTACTCGAACCAGATCGCAGCAGTCAAGCGCGACGGTGAATGGTACCGCGTGGACCAGAAGAGGTTGAACCCGATGAACGTGTTCCCGAACGCCATGCTGGCCAATTTATGAGTCTTAATCTGTTAAGATATTTTACTTCGCGGGATGAACATCTCCCGCGCAGCTACGTCCAGAAGTGCAAAAAATTTCTAAAGGAAATAAGCTCCAAGCTCCAAGCTTCAAGCGCCACGAAACAGACACAATTAAAAAGTAGGATAAAAATATGGAAAAAACACTAATAGTAAAAAAGAAAAATGTTTACGGTAATGAGTTAATATATCCAGTATGTCAAAATGCAATTTTATTTAGTTGTATTGCTGGATCAAAAACATTTTGTTCAACAACTATAGCCAACATTAAAAAGCTAGGTTATAGATTTGAAACACAGAAAGAGGAAATATGAAAGAAATGGAAAAATGGCTTAATACAGCTAAAGCGCCCCAAGACATAGTTTATTATAAGGGACATTTAGTTGAAGACAATACCAAGGAAAGACCAGAAGTACAAAAACTTGCTAAACTTTTTTTAAATGCCACTGGAAAAAATATAGTAGATTTATTTCAGAAAAAAATAAAAGCAGGAGGCCCAGGCGTTCAGCCCATATATGAATATTTGGCACGAATAAAGAAATGAAAAAAGTAACATTAAAAGTAAGCAACTGTAGCGTGGCCCAATGGTCCACGCTGCTGTTAGAGCTTAACCTTGTCGCAAAAAAATGGGCGCGGTTCGGTCCCAGGATCGAGCTGCAAGCGCCAAGCGTCGAGCGGATCCTGGCCCATGGAACAAGCAACAAGCCCCAAGCTCCAAGCCGCAAGCGCCACAATATGACCATGTTTAGATAGTATAAAATTTTATGTTAAAGAAAGAAATATTAAAACAAATAAAAAAACTACCTCTTAGAAAATTTGGAAGCGCTAAACATAACAAGCTTATAGCGGAATATGTTAAAACAACCAGATTTTGGAAAGATCGAAATGTTAAAGAAAGAAGCTAACAAAATAACTGGCGGTCTATCAGCTCCAGGCAAGATGCCTGAGGGCTCGTATAACCTGCCAGCTGCTGCCTGCCAGACTGGCGCTAAGCTCCGCCTGATTCCTGATACACCATGCTATAAGTGTTATGCATTCAAAGGAAATTACGTAAGATATCCAGCTGTTCAAAAAGCATTGCGACGACGACTGAAGAGCTTGACCCATCCGAGATGGGCCGAGGCCATGACTGTGCTAGTCAAAAAGAAAAAACATTTCCGCTGGCACGACTCAGGAGACATCCAGAGCGTGGACCATCTTAAAAAAATTTTTGAAGTTTGTAATAATACACCAGGGACCATGCACTGGCTGCCGACTCAGGAGCGCAAGTACTTGCCGCTGGGCTCATACCCTAAGAACTTAGTCATAAGATTGTCGAATGCAAAGAACAACACGACGCCTGGTCAGGCCTGGACTCATTGGTCCACGGTCGTGGACTCGGGCGGCGACTGTCCCGCATCGAAGCAGGGCAACGTCTGCGGCAGCTGTAGACGCTGCTGGTCAAGAGAGGTTAAACATGTCACGTACCCCAAACATTAATCACGGAGGCTGGAGGGTTCGCCCCTCAGTCATCAACGACAATCATTATGAATGGTGCAAGGCCAACGGACGAGACACGTCCTGGTACAAGCCTCAAGCTTCAAGCCTCAAGCACCAAGCTCATCAAGGTACAAGCTGCAAGCGTCAAGCCCCAAGCAGCAAGCGTCAAGCTCCAAGCCACAAGCGTTAAGCTCCCTGATCCGTGAACCACGGAAAAGTTTCACGAGCCTCGGACCAAGGGCCTCGGCTAAGATAAAAGTATTGTGCGGATGTGCAACATGCCACGCAATTTGGTGTGATGAAAATTTGAGTTTGTTTCCCTTTGCGACTTTTAATTCAACAGTGAAAAAGTGCCCAGAATTATTATACCCCAATAGATCAGGCATGCCGAGTATGCTAAGGTTTTCAATACGATTCCAGATAATTCCTGGGGTTTTTTGCTTAAGTTTTTTATATAATTTAGCTTCTGGACCCATGTGCTTTTTAAGGGAACACTAGTAGTCATCTTTAAGCTTCGTGGGAAGAATGAGTGGGGATTTTTTTTGAGTTTTCATAACTAGTCTATGAGTAGAACCCGTATGACCCAGATAAGGAATAGCATGCTCATGCACTTCCATTCGTCTAATCTCATGTAGGTATCCATTTACTTCAACAAATAAAACTGCATTAGAAATAGCATTTCCCTGACGGGTGCCTGTTGCATTTGCTGCAGTAAAATTTGATAAATATTGTTGTAGGTCTTTGACTCTCACTATAATCCTGCTTTCCGCGCGTCATTTAATTTATTATTAATCGCGTCGTGCATCTTCTTATTCTCTTCCTCTAACTCTGTCAATCTTTCTTGTAATTTTCCATTCATTTTTTGATGTGATTCATTAATCTCAAGAGAGTCAGCAACTCTGTTGAACAAATCATTATTTTCTTTCTTAACTCTATCCAACTCATTTTGCAGATGATCACATCTAGCCTGAGCTTCCTTAACTCGATTCGTTTCAATTCCTTTCATAATACTTAACTCACCCTCAGCTTCTTGAGCTCGCTTCTTCATCTTCTCGAGAGGAGTTCTATCTTTTTTCATTTCACCAATAATACACGCAGCCTTCAAAGCGTCTTTCTTTAAGCGCATATCTTCCTGAATAGGAACAGCATCTGCGTAACTAACTTTATGTGTTGTGGCTATTTCCCAAAGTGTAGGGTTATCTTGTTCTTCCCCTTCGTTAGGTGGGTTGTTATGACCAATTCCAATTGCTTCCTCTACTCGGTCGGCATCTCTATATTTTTCTAGTTCCCTATAGCTCTTATCTGGAAATTCTTTGGACAATTCATGCATTGTTTTTTCTTTCTTCATATTGACTTTTTATCAATGTTACCTTAAATTGTCAAATATGGGAGTTCCAAAAAGATTAACTGAAATGCAAATGAGATTCGCTGAATTTATAGTATTTGGTGGCCCAGATGGGCCTATGACTCAGGGTGAAGCAGCCATAGCGGCAGGGTACAGTACCAAGAGAGCCCGCTCTGAAGGATCAGAGCTAATGAATCCCAGGCTCAGTCCATTAGTTGTTTCTTATGTAGGCAAACTCAAAGAGGAAAGACTAGAAAAGCACAAAGTTACTTATGATACACACGTGGCTGAATTGGCTCGGATAAAGGAGATGGCTTTGAAGAAGAACTCATTCTCTGCAGCGGTAAATGCAGAAACAAATCGAGGAAAAGCAGGAGGACTATACATAGAACGAAAAATAATAAAGCATGGTAAACTAGAAGACATGTCAGAGGCAGAACTAGAAGCCAAAATGAAACAAATTTTAGACGATTATGCACCAATTTTAGATGTTACCCCAGAGAAACCATTATTGGAGAAAAAACCATCAGAAACCAAAACAAAGAAAAAACAAAAAGCACCAGAAAATATTGTTGCCAATCAGACATCTAATACACATTCAAAAGAAGAGAAAACCCCAGCGCCAAAAGCACCAGCGTCCACCCCAACAACATAATTTTATCTGGATTCCACATTAATTTTTCTGAGTTCAGTTATGACCCCTGTAGGGAAGATGTTCCGATCACTATATGCCTCATCCTTCGCGTCATAGCTAGCAAAAGTCCAAATGAATCTCTTACTCCGTTTGTATATGTACGCAAACGTAACCATTTTAGAGCACTCGAACTTATCGAACTCATCTGCCGTAGCATGCCCTCCATCCGCAGTAATGTCAAGCCAAGAGATCTTATAGAAATAATACTTCTTCTTATGGATCACGACATGGCGATATTT